GAACATGCCATAAATAGTCCCGCTCCCCTCAATCAGCGGCCATGCCTTGCCCTGTTCTGCCATCTGCTCCAGGGCCAGCAGTGACAGCCTGCCGCCGGTAATTTCCGGCAGCAGGACACCGGAAAGCGTCAGCGAATCGTTATCCGGTCCAAGAAACTGCGTTGACGGACGGCGATTGATGCGGCTGTTCACCGCGTGCCGCCAGTTGCGCTGATACTGCAGCTCCTGATAAGGCACCGTGCGCAGCATGAAAACGTATAGCCCCAGCACCATCATCATGATTCATATCCCCCCTGGTCACTGTAATTGCTGCGCGACTTCGCGCGGGTGCGGCGTTCGCGCTCGTCGAGCTGGCGGGCAACTTCGCGCGCAATATCCTGCGGGTTCTGCCCTGGCTGCGCATAAATTGTGATCGGCGCGTGCGTTTCAAAGTGCATTACTGCCGGTGCGCGCTCCACCTTTGCGGGCTGGCTCTGTTTGTATGCCGTTGCGGGAAGGCTGAACGGATGCAGGGGTGCGGCCTCTGCAGGTGTCACCGCCATGCCCAGGGTTCCGGCCACAACCGATGCCAGCGCTGCCGTGCGCCGCCTGCTGGTCACATTTGCCGGGCCGTTCACAATTTCGGGGCCATTCTCGCCGACTATGCCAAACTGGCCGCGCGGGATAGCGCCCCCGTTGTCGTACATGCCCGCAAAACCCATCGCAGGGAATCCGCCTGGCGGCAACACCACTTTGCCGTCACTGTTCACCGTGGCGGACTGCTGCCGCACCACCTGGTCCGGCAGCTTCGCCTTCGCAGCTTCCTGGCTGACAATTCCCAGCTTTTCCAGAAGCCACGTTACGCCCGATTTCAGAGACTCCAGCGGCTGCATGACCATGCTCAGGCCTTCAGCCAGAGCCTCACCAAACCTTTTCCCCATGGCGGCTGCGTTGTTCAGCTCCTCAGCCGTGGATTTAACCGGCATCAGCAGATCCCGGAACCACCCCCAGAGTGACTGCACTTTATCCCCTATCCACTGGAACAAAGGCCGGACAGGCTCAAAGGCTGCGCTGATGGGCGCTGCCGCCGCCCTGAATCCTTCCACCACACCGCCCAGAAATGCGCCGATAGGTTGCCAGTATTTCCAGATGACAAGCGCTACACCCGTAAGCGCAGCAACTACCAGCCCGACGGGACTTAGTAATGCGCCCACAGCCCATGCAACGCCCATCAATGCGGTGCGTAATAAAGCAAATGGCGACTTAACCAGCCACATCAGCACGCCGCCTGCCCCGCGTACAGAAGCAGCAAAAGGTGTAATGGCAGCGCCGATCAAACCGCGAAATTGTGCGCTGAGTCCGCGCACTACCGCCATGGGGTTACGAAACGAGGCGACCAGGGTCTGCCCGGCTTCCTGCGCTTTCTCTTTAATCTTCTCAAGCGCGCCCTCCCTGAAAGCATCCAGAATTCCATTTTCACTATCGCTATCCCCTCTTAAAGAGGCCAGGGCAGCACGGATTTTCTCAAGCCAGCTGACAGACTCTCCAGCAGCTCCGCCAGTGATCATTCCGAAAAGCCGCTGCAGACCTCCGCCTGACATAGCCAGCCCCGGTGCGAGCAAAGAAAATGCCCGGCCCAATCCCCCCAGAAGCGGGCCTACCCTTGAAAGCCCGCGCGTGGTAAGCATCCCCATCCCGAAACGCAGTAAAGCAAGCGGTCCCAGCACGGCAGCCACAACAACAGCCAACGCACCTAACCCTAATGTGATCGCGGCAGTAGCGGCTGCCACTTTCATCAGCGTGCCCGCAAGCTGCGGGTTAACTTCAATCCAGCGGCGCAGCGCCCCGGTTACGCTTTTCACGTAATCCATAATATCCATCAGTGGCTGGCGCAGCGTTTCGCCCAGACTGCTGAAAGCGTTCTGCGCCCCCGTTTTTACCAGCATCCACTGCGCCGAAAGTGAATCCCGGTTGATGTCGGACTCTTTCTGCATTGAGCCATTGGCGCCACTACCGGCAGTGAGCTGCAGCTGGCGGCGCAGCTCCGGCAGGTTGTTAGCCAGTTTTGCCGCATCATCGCCATATTCCTTGCCAAACAGCATCGTCATGGCGGACAGGCGTTTGTCCTGCGGCAGCTTTTCCACCTTTTCCATCACCCGCAGAATGGTGCCCATGGCATCCTTCGTCATCTGCTTCTCAAGCTGCTCTGGCTTGAGCTTCAGCATATCCAAGCCATCCATAAAGCGGTCACTTTGCATGGTGGCAATGGACAGCTCACGCACCATAGCGTTTGCAGCGCTGGCTGCCACCTCCGGCGCAGCGCCAAGTGACAGGAACGTGGAGCCAAGCGCGGCTGCCTTGCGGAAGTCCAGCCGGTCAGCCACGCCCCCCATGCGCTGCAGCACGTCGATAATGTCCGCGCCCTTTGACATGGCGTTATCGTCCAGGTAGTTCAGTGCATCGCCCAGCTGCTCAATGTTACGGGTTGGCACCTTATAGAGACTGGCGATTTTCCCCAGGCCTTCGGACAGTTCATCGGCGGGCAGTTCAAAGGCCGTTGCCGCTTTGGCTGCCGTACTGGCAAAGGCCAGAAGGTCACGCTTCTGGTCTTCCCATGAGTCATTCGGGTTCGCCACGTTCATACGTGCGCCTCCCTCGACCAGGGCGGCGTAGTCCACCGCGCCATTTTCCATAGGCAACTGTTCACTGGCAGCCTTGATCGCATCCTGCATTTCATAGAACCGGGCGGTCCGGTTGCCATCATCGTCACGCAGTCCATTGACCTGCTTTGCCACACCTTTCATGGCATCTTCCATGCTGGCATAGCTTTTCACCGCCGCCACGACCGGCGCGCCCATTGCCAGCCCTGCGGCTGAGGTCGTGGCTCCGGCCCCGGCGATGCGGTCCCGCACTTCAAGACTCCGGGAATACTGCTCCCTGACGGCATTAACCCTGGCCTGCTGCTCGCCGAGCCGTTTAAGGGATTTCTGCTGACGGTCCAGTGCCTGCCGGGTTTCGTCCGCATTCTGGCGCAGCTCGCGCTGGGCGCTGCTGAGCTTCCGGGTATCCATTCCGGCCTCGTTCAGCGCAAGGCGTTGCTTCTGCACCGACTGACGCAGGCCGTTGTATTTGGTCTGCAGTTCCGACACGCGGTTTCTGGCCTGCTCAAGCAGGCGGGCCTGCGCCGCCGTCGGGCGGTTTGTATCGGTAAACTGCGTGGCGAGCCGGGCCGCTTCTTCGCGGGCAGCTTTAAGGTTGTTACCGGTGACGGCCAGCTGCGCGCTGGTTTTACGAAAGCCTTCAATTTTCCCCGCCTGAGCGTCCAGCTCTTTCAGCCTGGCGCGGCTCTGTTGAATGGCGGTAGCCAGCTCTTTAGAGCTGGCCTGCGCAGTACGAAATGGGCGGGTGAGTTTATCAACCGCATTAAGAATCACCTGCAGACGCAGGTTAGTGTCACTCATCGCTGGCCCCGCTTCTCTGAATCGCTTTATGCCGCCACTCCAGCACTTCGGTCAGCGGCATAACGTCAGTGACGGACGGCGGCCAGTGAAAAATGGTGGCAATATCTGCCACCAGATCGTCAACCGTCAGGCTGTCGGTAAACCGGCAAGCACCGACTTCTTCAACAAAAAAGTCACCACCTCAACCGACAGCGCGGTGAGATCGGCGGGGTCCAGCTCTGCCATTTCCTGCGCCGTCAGGGTCGGCGTGGAGATACGCGGAATGACGGTCATCATTGCACCCACATCCATATCCATAATGGCCTGCAGGCGGGTGCCTCGCAGTGCGCCGGACTGGGGTTTGCGCAGCACAATTTCCGTGATTTCACTGTTACCGCGCTTGATAGGGGTATCCAGCTGTACGGTCTTTTCGGTCAGCGTGTCGGTCATGTTCTCTTCCTGTTAATGAGTTACTGGCGCGGCTGCCCGCGCCGTTAAGGTTAATCAGAGGCCCAGCGCGTTACGGTGCGCTTCCATCAGGTCCACGCCGTCAACGATTTCAATCATGTTGACCAGATCGACCTCATAGAGCACTTCGCCGTTAATGGTCAGCTTCGCGTAGCTGTTGGTGCTGCTGACTTTGGTGGTGTTGCTTTCGCCGGTCTTCCACTCGCCGGAATCCACTTCCTTATGGCGTCCGCGCACGACCAGCTCCACGGCCTGCACCTCTCCGGTGTCGTCCCGCTGAATAGAGCCGGTGAAACGCAGTTGGATGCCGTCCACCGTGGTTTTGCCCATCTGCTTAAAGAGCAGCAGTTCGGTGCCGCCAATGGAAAATTCAGTGTCCAGCGCGCCGTCATCCAGCCCCATGTCCACATCAACCGCACCGGGCATACCACCACCGCGATATTTCTCATATTTGCGCGTGAATTTCGGCAGGGTCATGGACTCAATGATCCCCTGCCAGTTGTTCCCGTCGTTGAACAGGTTCAGATGTTTTAACTTGCGTGGTAAAGCCATGTGGTCCCCTTAAGCGCTGACCCGGCTGGAGAAATCCAGCAGGTATTGTTCGGTGATGCGCTGGCGCAGCATCAGGTTTTCAAGCGGCGGCACCGGCGTGTAGTCGTAGTCGATTGTGAGTTTCCCGGCTTTCAGGGAGTCCTTATCGTTCACGGACTCATCCAGCCAGCAGTCTGCGCCGATGATGTAGCCCTGCGTTTTCAGGTTGCGCAGTTTGGCGCGGATACCTTCGATAATGTCGCGGGCCAGTGACGGGTTAAGCACGCCATCCACCGCCCACATGTGCGCTTCTGCAATGGTGTCAGCCAGCACCTGCGCCGTGCGGGTGTAGTTTTCAAAGGCAAACAGCGGATCGTCGCTGAGGCAGCGGGAACCCCAGAAGCGGAAGCCGTCTTTGCGGATCAGCGTGGTCACATCGTTCTGGTTCAGCAGTCCCGCATCGGTGGCCGCGTCCTGCAGATCCCAGAACACATCTGCAGAAAGGCCGGTGACGCCGTTCACGCCCACGTTAGACAGGGTTTTATGCCAGCCGGTCTGTTCGTCAATTTTGGCGCGCAGGCCGAGCGCACGGGCGGAGGCGTAAGCCTTCGCATCTGCATTCAGCACGGTGTCAAAGTTGATGAAGTCAGGCCAGATCAACATCCCTTCGCGCTGGCTGAAGTTATCGCGATAAGCAATAGCCTCCTCCACCGTTTTGCAGCCATAGGCGGACAGGTAGGCAAACCCGCGCAGGCTCTGCGCCACGCTGAGCAGCTCAGTGGCAACCGCCTGCGTGTCATGCCCTGGCGCACCGAGAATGCGCGGCTTAACACCGAGCTGCGATTGCGCCGAAAGCAGAGCCTTCATACCGGTTTTTTTACCGTCTGCGGTCACGCCGCCGATAATGTTGGAGGTGGTTTCCGCTTCGGTTTCGCCCTGCGCCACACGCACGACAACCGTCACAGGTTTTGCCTGGTCTGCAATCGCATCCAGCGAGCGTGCCAGCGTGCCGGACTCGCCCGCCTTGCCGCTGGCGGTCAGCACATCGGTCAGCAGGACCGGCTTGTTGAGGGGGAACATGGACGCATCTGCATCGTCGCCGGTGCAAACCATGCCCACGATAGCGGTGCTTACCGTGGTAATGGATCGGGTGCCGTCGTTAACTTCAACAACGCGCACGCCGTGGTGGTAATCCTGAGCCATAAGGCAGTCTCTCCGGTTTACAGGGGGTACGCCTATGTTCTGGTTGATGTGCGCGCGGCGCACGCGGCGGGCTTTGTCTGGGGAATGGCACAACGAAAGGGTTAAAAAATCCCCGCAAGCGTGGGGGCTTAATCATCATGTTTCCTTTGCATCACCTGCCGGAATAAGGAGGCAAAAAAAAGAGGCCGCATAAGCGGCCTTTTGTCACAGCGGTTTATCGGGATAGATTGGGTTTTCAGGGTCAACCTTTGTCAGACTGTAGCGATACTTCTGCCACTCCATCAGCCTGGGTTTATCTGTCTCGTCAATATAATCCCCCTCTGCGGCATCTTTCAGGGGGGCTATTACCGAATCCGCTTCTTTGCGCAAGGCTGTTAATCTCAGAATCGCCGCCGCTTTTAGCTGCTCTGGCGTGGGCGGTGGAATATCCTCCCAGCAGGGCATTCCATTTTCCCCTGCGGCTCGTTGTTTACCAGGGGGAGGATCACCCATAAATTCGGCAGCAGTCTCAATATCCACCTCCACCCCGTCGAACGGCCATGTTCCGGCCTGCTCGTAGGAATCTCTCAGAGAGTTGGGGAAAAACGCATTTTCATATGCGCTATAAACATATTCACTCATATTACCTCCCGAAAGAAATCCACTGACCACCTTCCTCAGAGACGTTCACGTGTGCTGTGAAGCCAATCGGCTGTTGTTCGGTCGCGCCCCACATATTCCCCCCACCCCATCCCGCATCTGAAACGATCACCTGGTCAACCTTTGTTGGATATCTGATTGGGAAGTTGATTGTTTTGGTTGTTGTATTCGTAAAATCTATTGTGCCGTACTGGATCAGCAGATCGCCGAGCTTGTACCAGCCAGGGCCAGTGAGGATGTTCAAATCTGCCCGTACCAGCGCCGCGCTGTTGCGTGAAAGTAAGGTTCTGGCAAAGGCGGTGAAATCGGACAGGACCAGCAGATCCTTGCCGACAAAATACGGCAGCTTATCGGCAGCGCCAGTAAGTCCAGATAAAGACGTTAACGCCGCATTGATGGGTTGCTTACCGGATAACGCATTCAGCACTGTTGTAGAGAAATTAGCATCACCCCCCAGAGCATCTGCCAATTCCTTAAGCGTATCCAGTGCCGCGGGAGAGCCATTAACAAGCGCGGCGAGGGCAGCTTTTACGAAAGCTGTTGTTGCTATCTGCGTGTTATTAACTGTCTGTGCTGGCGTTGGTGCAGTTGGTACACCCGTTAAGGCGGGGCTTACCAGCGGTGCGCCTCCAAGATTGGCAAGGCCACCTGCCGGTGTAGAGGAGCCGGTGCCGCCGTTGGCTATTGGGATTACGGTAGAGGCGTCACTGGTAAAAATCTGATCCACTCCAAAAGCGCGAGAGCCTTTGGCGTTATAAATAACTACTCGCCAGTCCTTTCGATTCCCGGAGCCAGTTGATTGCGAGGATAATCTCACTACGAATCGGTCGGCATTGGCTCGACTAAGCACGCATTCAATGTTAACGATGTCGCCCGCTACGTAAGGTAAACCAGCAGGTGCGTTTGCCCACGACGAAACGTTAACCATTATGTTTTGACCGGCAAAAAAATCAGCTTGCTGCCAATCAAAGCCAGTGATAGCAATTTGACTGGCAATTCCAATCCCCAAATCATCAAAACCCAACGTCTTGCGACCGCCTTCTGGCGTAGTTGCGCCAAGCCCACCATTAGCAAGCGGGATTAAAGTTGACGAGTCGTTGTTAAAGCTCTGAACAACAGTAAAATTTCGACTACCTTTGGCCCCGGTACAGGTCACAACATATTCCGCGCGGTTGCCATTGGATTGAGCATTAGACGTAAGGCGCAAAACCAAACGGTTTGGCTGATTGATAACGCAGGTAATATCGACGTTTGTCCCTGAGTTATACGTAATGCCCGTGGGGGTATTTAACCATGCGGTTGCAGTATATGTGGTTAGCCTCTTCTGACCTGTAACCATATCAATCTGTTGCCAGTCGATGGGATCAGTCGGTGCAACGTTTGACTGGCCTATACCAATCGCCGCCATTGCATCAGCGCCAATCGGCCGCCAGCCGTAAGCGTCACCGCCTGGATACCAGGTGACAGAAGTCCAGTTTGTAGCTGCATCTGGCTGACCCCTACGCTCATAAATTCCAGCACCGGTAAACATTAGCTGCGCCAGACCCATAATCGCGCCGCCAGTCCTGCGTAGTGACATCAGGATCGCATTGTTTTGACCCACTGACAGCCCAACAGGTGAATCGGTTCTCACGCCTGAAAGGATGTATGTTTTGTTTTGAGCGAAAGCAGCATAATCTGACAGCGTTGTAACGGATGCAGGAAGAACGGTTGTTGAGCTTAATCCGCCAATCTCGATCCAGTCAGACCATGAAGGGCTTGCAGCATTCCATGCAGCAGTAAGCCAGCGTAGGAAAATACGACCACCATCAGTAGTGTATCGCTGAGTACCGTTGTTACGCCCTCCAGGGAATACCTCCAGCACTCCACGCTCAGCGACCGGATATCCATTCGCAATGTCGGCACCGGTAGCGCTTACGCTTGATTGACCCCAGACGCCTGTATAGTCGGAAGTTGGCCCAAAATTGTTCAGGTTCGAGCTGGCCGGGATGCCGCCACGCATCAACAATGCCGGGGCAAGCGCGCGGGTAACAAATTGCCAGCTGCGTATCATTTGAGGCCTGCGGTGCTGTGGGCGCTGTCGGCTTTCCGGTCAATGCAGGACTGGCAAGCGGCGCTTTGGCGGCCAGGGCATTGAGCATGGTAGTTGCAAAGTTCGGATCATTTCCGAGGGCCGCCGCCAGTTCGCTCAGCGTATCCAGTGCGCCAGGCGAGGAGTTAACCAGCGCAGCGATTGCTGTCATAACAAACTGCGTGTTTGCGAGCTGCTGCGAATTATTACCTGCAGCAGCCGTCGGTGCCGTCGGCGTGCCGGTCAGCGCCGGGCTTGCAAGTGGCGCTTTAAGTTTGGCCTCATCCATGACGGTTTTTACCGCTTTCGGGGTGGCGGCCAGCGTTTCTGATGTACTGGTTGTCGAGCTGCTGAGCTGCGTAAACCCTTTTGCAGCCAGGGTGGCGTCCGGGTGGTTGCGGGATTTTGCATGCTTGTCGATTTCACTATCAACATAATCCTGCGTGGCCATCACGGTTGACGAGTCCATGGTGATGGTGATCGCGTTGACCTCGCTGACCGCAATCACCATGCGAATCACCATCTTTCGCCCGGCTCCTTCGCTTAATGACGGCTTGTAAGTTTCTGCCATGTTGCCGACGGCCAGAAGTGTTCCGGCGGCATCGTAAAGCGCCATTTCACGAATCCAGAATCCACTCGTTTCCGGTTTTTCCGGTGGAATCACCAGTTCAACAACAATATTTTTCGGATCGCTGGCATCAATGCTCGCTCTGTTAATCGGCGCGCGGTAAACCTCCCTGACCAGTTTTGTCTGGGCAGGGTTCGGTGTGGGCAGCGTGCCTCCGCCATCACCCACGGCCATTTTTGCGGTATTGTCCAGAACAATGCTGGCGGTGCCAGCCAGAACCGCCGCGATTTTTGCGGCACCCGCTGTGGTGATAATAGTTTTAAATTTCGCCATGATAATTACCCTGGATAAACCGTAATAATGTCGCCGTCATAGATGGCCCCGCCGGTATACAGATAACCCGGCACTTCCTGCACAATATTGATTGAGCAGTGACGACTGACGGGCCTGGCATCACTGATCAGTCGGTCCATTTCGATATTCATGTTTGGCGTCATACCGCTTTCCGGCACTCCAATGTCCAGTTCGAACGTGCCAGGCGTAGCATTGTTTTCCCACCATTCCGTAATACCGATGATTCGCCCAAGCGGGCCAACCGCACTGCGGATAGCAGCAAGCGTCCCTTTGCGGCGGTGAATGAAAAAGGCGTCACTGACAGCCTGGCGCTTGACGTTCTCTGCCCAGGCTTCATCCCAGCGGTCAACCGAAAACGCCCACGCCAGATAGGGCAGAAACTTCACCGGGCATTTCCAGGGGTTCCACAGGTCACGCAGTGGCACATCAAGGTTGCTGATATCGCTGCAAGCCTGCGCCAGTCGGCGCTCAAGGACAGACGATCCCGGAGGAAGCAGACTATTCATCCGTTCCCCCGATGGTTACGGTTGCTGCTGTGCAGTAAGCCGCTTTTGATTTATCCAGCACCACATCAACTGCAGGGGCGGTCAGCTCTACACGCTGGACCCCTTCCACATGGAGCGCACCGTAAATGGCAGATCTGCGGATATCACGTCCCAGCCGTGCCTGGGCTTTAATGTAGGATTGCAGCCGCTCAATAGCGGCCGCTTTAATAGGCTCCGCCTCCGGCCCCGGATAGAGATAGAGCTGGGCATTAATCGTGTAATTCACGATGGAGGCAGACTGCACTGTTACCCGGTCAGCCACCGGGCGCACACTTTCATCATTGAGTGCGGCAGCCACAACAGCGAGCAGGTCTGCTGCTGCCGTTCCATCTCCTTCACGGGAAAGTATGGTAACGGTGACATTTGCCGGTGTCGGGCTGATAGCAGACGCATCAGCCACACGGCCATCAGCACTCCGCGCGTGAAATTCATAGGCAGCAGATGGGCCAGCAACGCTCAAACCTTCCATTGCCGCCGGTATGCGCTGGCGTAAATCATTATTAGACTCCATCACCGCCTGAACCGGCGGAATCGCTGTCGGGTCTCCGGGAATGATCGTAAGTCGTTTTACGTTATTAATGGCTGCCAGCTGATCGAGATCACTACCCATGGCATAAGCCACCATGACCGCCTGCGCAGCCTCATTGATTCGCTGACGCAGCAGGATTTCCCGGTATGTGTTTTCCTGCAGTAATTTGGTGACGGGTTCAGATTCCAGCTCAAGTGTGCGCCGCACCGCGTCCTGTTCATCCACCGGATGAAGGGCTACAAAAGCTGCCTTGCGCTCAGCAAGCAGCGCCTCAAAGTCCGGCACCTCAATAATCTGCGGGGCCGGGAGCTGGGAAAGGTCAATTACTTCCATTATCTGCTCCTGTTGGCACTGAAAGGGATACAGACGCGCCGTTATTGCGCTTCCCGGTTAGCTCAACCACCATTGAGCCGTCAAAGCTGCTGCTGATAGTGATGGAATCCAGCGTAAGCCGTGGCTCCCATCGGCTCAGGGCTACGTAGACCGCAGACATGATCTGCAGACGCAGCGCCGGGTTCTGTGGCTGGTCTATCAGGGCAGACAGCAGGGAGCCATATTCCCGGCGCGCAATACGGCTCCCTTGTGGGGTCAGCAGAATATCCCGTACTGACTGGCGCAGGTGTTCCGTATCAGTGATAGCCCTGCCGTTACCCTGACTCATGCCGATATAGAGCGTCATACCGGGCCTCCCGAGGTATCGCCGCCTTTCATAACTTTGATATGGGCATGGTTATCCACCACGATCCCGTTAGAACTCATGGCACCGCCGCCCTGGGTGACGCCACCATTGATAACCACCTCGCTGTTTATGCGCGTGTTGCTTGCTTCCACAACAAACTCACCTGTTTTCAGGGTGATGTTGTCAGCCGCCTCTATCACCATTGATTTGATACCTTTGACGTGCCAGCGCCCGGTGGCGGGTTCGTACTCAAACCAGCCTCCGTCCGGGTATTCCGTCACGCAGCCGTCCACGGAATCCGACGGCGGTGCAAACTGATTGGAGTAAATGGCGGGCAGCGCAAAGGCGGTTTCCAGATTGCCGCCCAGGCTCAGCACCACCACCTGTTCATCCGGGGACGGACACCACCAGGTGCGACCGCCTCCGGCACGCAGTGTCAGCCAGTTAATCCAGTTGGTTTCAAGCTCGCCTACCTTCACCCGGCACAGCCAGTTCTCCCGGTCCACTTCGGTCACGGTCCCGGTGCGGATCAGGTTGGTGATAAGGCGCATGATTTCGGTCAGTTGTGCATTCATAGGCTGAGAGTGCATCACCACTACAATTGAAAAAACTATCCGGGTTTGTATGGTGTCTCGCACAATGAAGAAGTAATATTCACAACAAGTGAAAATCATATGCTTTTAATTTAATGGGCTTATTACAGATATGATTCTATATAAATACGTTGATTCGAGAACCGCTGACTTAATCATCAACGATTCAACATTGAAGTTTTCTAAAGCTGCATCATTAAATGACCCGTTTGAACTCACTAGTCTGCATTATGCTTCAGATTCCGAAGATGTTGATCAAGCAATGAGATTCGTAGCTGCCTCTATGTCATATGGGATTCTTTCACTAACTCGCAACCCCCTAAATCCTTTGATGTGGGCGCATTATGGCAAGGGTGAAAAAATAGAAGGCGGTCGAGGCATATCTCTCGATCAAGACAATGGATCACATGCGGGTTTTGTTTTTGGCATTGATGCAGAAAAAGCCGGGCTAAATGATAGCGGCTCCAACGTTATCCCTGCTAAGTTTGGGAGTGTTATATATGCTTCTACAAAACCCAGAAATCCTTTTGAAGATTCAGACATACATATGTTTTATGAAGGGCTAATTCACAGTTTTAACCCTGTTATTCTTGAAGCTCTACAACGGACCTTCCTTTATAAACCCGCTTACTGGTCTTATGAAGAAGAGGTTAGAGTTGTAAGGAATGTCTTTAGAAGATCATGTGAAATCCAAAAAATAGATAAATCAAGCTTCAAAGAATTATATATAGGATTTAGAAATTCATTTAATAAAAAATATTTAATGTCGATACAAGATAGAATAAATGAAGCACTTCCAGACTGTAAAATATACGTCTGTGGCTTCGATAAATCAGAGTGGAGTTTTAATAAACTAACAATTGAGGAGGCAATATTTAATTGCCTTATTTGAAATGACTAATTTGCTAACCATCGTAATAAAACATCGCGGGTAGCAGCTTCAACTTCATCATTTACGCCCAGCAGGCGGCGCTGTGAGTAGCGAACATCCGGCCCTTTGCGGCTGACGCGATCACGCAGACCATAATGATGAACGCGGGCAATGCGCTGCACTGAGCCGTCAAATTGCACGCTGGCAGAGTCCGCACTGGCTGCTGTTTTCAGGTATTTAGTGGTGCGAAGTTTCGCAAACATTTGGCGTTTAATTCGCCCCTTCTTACTGCGTGCCGTGACCCGGCGCGGCTCATAGCCGCTTCCGTCGGGATTGCGCTGCAGCCTGATGTTTTGTTGCTGCGTGCGGCGCAGCTCCTGCGCCAGCTGCCGCATCATGCGGCTGCGCGCGCCAGGTTCAAGATTCGCCAGCAACGCTGCCAGCCAGTCATCCACCCTCTGCAACTCACCCATGTTTCACCGTCCACATTTCTTCCGCTACGTCCGGTTCCGGCACCGCCTCAACGCTCGACATGCCCCCGTCAGTGCTTACCAGCACTCGCTCAGTCAACTGCAGGTTCAGACTGATATCGCACACATCATTGCGCAGGATATCCACATCAAAGGTGAACAGCTTTTCGCGTAACTCACGGTTATTGATAGCGTCAGGCTGATTGGCAGTGAGCCACAGCAGAACGGGGGCCATCAGCAGATTCTGGTTCCCGCTGAAATCCTCGATCACCACGTTCAGGGTGTAGCGGTATTCCCATGACATGGAGCTGGCACCGGTTGCCACCAGTGAGCCGTTATCCACAAACAGGTGCAGCTTGTCCGGGTTGTTGCGGACATACGGCACAGCCTCATTCAGGGCGTTGCGTAAAGACTGCGGCTTGTTCATTGTCTCGCTCCTGGCACGCAATTATCGTGTCCACTTTGTCAGCACACGCCGCCCAGGCGGCCTCCGTTTCATCCAGCACTGCATTCAGATCACCGTTACTGCGCGGCGCTGACCTTTCCAGGCGGCACTGCGTCACTCTGGGACAGCCACTCACGGTAAGCTGCACCTCCGGCGAGGGCCGGTCGTTCCCGCAGCCGGATAATGTCAGCAGGCAAAGGAGCATCAGCCCAGCGGCGCAAATCCTCATTTTCACGTTTCAGTTCCTCTATCCGGTGCTGTCGGCTGCGCAGCAGAGCGGAGGTCTGTTCCGCCGCCGCATAAAGCCGCGTCTGCTCCCGGCTGTTGGTTTCGTTCAGAATGGACAGGCCGATCAGCTGGCTGTTTTTCTTCGTCAGTTCCTGCGCTTTGCTTTTCAGCGCCGCGCTCTGCGTCTCGATGGTGTGGCTGGCATTGTTAAGCCGCCACGACTGCCAGCTCAGCGCCGCGAGCGTCAGCGCCAGCACTGCCACTAACGCACGGCTCATATGCCAGTACCTTTCAAGCACCAGGCCAGCTCCCGCGCGCGGCGGTTCTCCAGCCCTTTATTTTTCTTACCGTTGACGTAAACCCAGCGCGGCAGCTCATTGCATGCCTGCCACCACCGCTGGCGGTTGATGTAGGACACCATGGTGGATCGGCATATTGCGCCAGTACCCACGTTGAAGCCGATGCTTACCAGCGCATCGTAAACATGCTGCGGGGGTCTGACCTTAAGGCAGGCAACCAGCCTTTTTTCCGTCAGCAACACATTGCTGATTAACCCCTGCGCCGCCTGCCTTTCCGTAATGGTTTTACCAGGCACCACGCCGGACGTATTGCCGATCCCGTCAGTCCAGACACCCGCGCTGCACTGATAAGGCTCCAGGCGGCACCCCTCGAAATCGGCTAACAGCTTCAGCCCCTCGACGGAGGTATTCAACGACTGGAAACCGGGCAGCGTGGCGGCGATAGCCAGGACCACCCCGATAAGGCAGCGTTTAACGATTGAAGGATTCATATTCCCCCCGCGTGATTTGCCCGTCGCGCAGCAGCTGGTAGGTTTTGTGCTTGTAATACCAGTTGATAGCCAGCATCAGCACACCAATCAGCACGCCGCCAACCGTTGAAGCATCCTTAAGCGACAGATCGCCCAGCCATGCCAGCAAAACAGCGATGCAATACGTGATAAAGGCGCTGATTCGTTCAAGCGTCATAATTCAGTCCCATAGCTGGACGGTCTGCGCCGTGGTTGTCGCCGGAATGTCCGGCAGCTTCACCTGCAGCCCGTGCGGTAAAAAAGGGCCATGCTCAGCCAGCCCCGGATTTGCCTGCAGAACCTGCTCAGTGACACCCTGCGTGCGCCCGTAATGACGCCAGCAAAGCGCGTCCACCGTGTCATACTGGTGCGCACGCACTTTCATCAGATAAGCTCCACCGTGCAGTGCGGTGCATCCTGCACCCGGCTGATAGCCCAGCGGGCATCGCGCCACAGATCACCGCTGGCCTCCGCCAGCTCCTCCCCTCGTTTCACTCCTGATGCCGTGGCGTCATAATCCTGATAACGCTCATTGAGCACGGCACGCGCCCAGCAATAAACGGCGTTAAGGTAGTGCTGAATGCGCTGGCTTCTGCCGTCCAGCATTTCTGACGGCACATCAGCCAGGGCTTTACAGCCCAGCATTTGCTGGCGGTTGCGGAAGTCGTACAGTTCAGCGTTAACCTCAGAAATTGCTGTTAGTGCAACCTGCCTGAGACGCGGCTGCTTCACCGTGTCGTCAGTGCGCATCACGCTACGAAATTCCGACAGGTCCACATCAGGCCAGAACGGCGTGTTTTTAATAACGTCCGCCTGTTCGGGTGCCTGCTCTGGCGCAATAAACTGCATTCGGCTTTCTCCTGAAATAGTGGGCGGTGGACGGGGTTTTGATGTGGCAATGCCTTTCGCCACCCCGTGCCGCCCGTGCGCGGGGCACGTTCTTTAGCGGCTGTCACTGCGCAATTTGCGCTCCAGCTGCTGCTTTTCTTTTTTCACGCCGCATCGGGGATCGAGCTGCAGCGCATGGGTAAGGTGATTCAGGGCAGAAGCCGGGTTGCTTTCGCTCAGTACCGCGCCGATGGCTTTATGCAGGCGCGCCCGGGACTGGTCCGGCATATCCAGATCGCTTGTCAGGTCCAGCGTCTGCAGGAGCAGATCGGCATCAAAAACGGTGGCGGCCAGCAGGGCGCTTTGTGCGGCGTCCGCCATTTCTTCCGCCAGGACAGTCTGCACGTTGCGGTTTCCCAGCGGCATCACCCAGCCATGGCGCAGCGCATGACGCCCGATTTCCAGCGCACCGGCATAATCACCGGCATCGATACGCCACAGCATCACGTACATCAGCACGTCATCCTGCTGCGCACCTCCGGCAGCCAGCACGCCCTCCGCCCAGGCGGCATACTTCGGCAGAAGCTCCACCTTGATTGCAGCCTTTTTCACGGTGGACTGGACGCCCTTGAGGCGGCGGCGGTCTTCTGCGAGCTGGAGCAGCATCAGGTCATAGCCGGACGCATGGCGAACACTGCCGCCCTCCCGGGCGGCCTGTTCGGCCTGAATGCGCAGGCGGTGCTGCCGTGCGGGACTCAGGCTCATGCGTTACTCCCCACCTTCCGGCGCAGCTGGCGCGGTGTAATCACCGATTTCGATGTTTTCGACCAGTGCCGCGCAGCGATAGTCTTCAATCACATACGCTTCGTTGACGGACTCAAAGTTTTCGATCCGGTCACGTTTCGGGTTGTCGATAACAGAACGACGGCGGGTGTCCTCCTGCCAGTAGATGGACAGGTTATCCAGGCGGGTGATCAGCAGGGCATTCGCCGGGAAGAACGGCGCGCGCACCGCCTGCAGGCCGCCCATGCGTTTCTGGCTGATAATCAGATCGGCAGCGATTTTTTCGCTGTTCTCCTGCTCTTTGTTAACCAGCGGGAAATACTTGTCAGACAGCAGTTCACGGCCGCAGATAACAACCAGCTCGTCATCGTCCTGATAAACCACATCGATTAGCTCGTTAACCGCATCCATCACCACGGCGTCCAGGTTGGCATAGTCGCCCCCCTTCCCCACCTTCACCGCACCTGCGGTGGTGGTGCCGTTCTGGATGGTACTGCCCATAACGTGGTCCGGCGCGTCTTCGCGGATTTTCTGCAGCCAGCCCTTATTCACATCCTGCAGCAGCGGGTTTTCTTCGCGGTTGGAGGTTTTGGCGCGCTTCACGCCGTTGAAGCCGATCATGATGCGGTCCAGTGCCTGGCGCTTGACGATGGCATTGCGCACACGCACCTGGAAGTCCTGGTATTTCGCCCAAAGGTCCAGCTTTGCGTAGGTCAGCACCGTGTCAAAGTTGGTCTGTTCGCATTTATATTCCACATCCTCCATCAGCATCGGATCGGTAGGTTCGCGCTCTTTGGTATTGGTGTCGGTGGTTCCGGCAATGGTGGAACCTACGCCCAGGCCAAGCAGCTGCCCGGACTGCTCCGCAACCGGCGTGATGTTAATCAGCGTCAGGAAAGCGGCGGACTGCTGGATCTGGTCTTCCAGCGTCTGCTGCACGGACGGCTCTACGGTGAATTTGCTGGAAAGCTCTTCAACTTCCACACCGTTCAGACGCGCCAGCTGCTGCAGGTAAGCGTTAAAGGCAAAGCGGGTATTCTTTTTCATCGGGTTTTATGCTCCATCAGCAATTGGTCAGGGTGCCTGCCGGTGCGTCACCGCCCGGCGCGCGCTGGCGGTAATCTTTACGGCTGTCTTCACGGCTCAGCTGCTGCTGAAGCTCGGCAAAGGCGGACAGCTGCTCCTGCAGCGAAGTTTCAAGCTCAGAAATGCGAGCGTCCTGGTCGGACAGGGATTTATCAGTGCGCTCGCTCAGGTTCTGCTGTTCAGTGGCGACCAGCTCAACGGCTTTATGCACGTCTGAGAAACGCGCATCATCGGTCTGCTCTTTTTTGGTGAACAGGGCAGTGACGCGGGCAAAGAGGGACGGTTTTTCTTCCTGGGTTTCTTCCAGCTCGATCAGCGTTTCTGTAGCGGCGGTAAAAAGGTTTTCAGGATTCTGCTTGCGGTTAGCCAGCGGGTTTCGTGCGGCGCTGGCACTGAAGGTCAGCATTTCGGTGCCCAGGCTCGCCGGATCGTCAGTGGCGGCAAGGCCAACAAGGTAGGCTTTGCCGGTGTCGGCAAACTTCGGGCTGACTTCCATAGAGGTGAATAGCTTCTGACCTTTCTTGACCAGTTCAACGAGTGAGCTGGTCGGCTCCACGTCGGCATACAGCGCCATTTTCCCCTTCAGCGGGCCGTCCTGAATTTCATCTGCAATTAACGCCGTTACTCTGCCGTAGCGGTTAAAGGCGCTGTCCGGTGAATAGGACTTGATGTGTTCAAGATTAATCAGCGCGGTGTAGACCGCCGGGTTGTAGCTGGCTGCCATTTGCTCCAGCCATTCACGCTGGATTTCGCGTCCGTCGGTGGTGGCGCCTTCCACCCCGATACAGAAACGCTTTGCTTTCACTGTCATGAGCCGTGCTCCGTTAGAAAAAACTTACTGGAGCCTTATGGTTGCGGGGATGGGGGGAGTGAAACAACGCGCGGCGCTTGTGCCTTTCGCCATACAAAACGAAGCCGAAGAAAGAGGTCAGTCAAGGCCGTAGGCTTGTGCCATGGATATGACACTGACCCCCGCAGGCCTCGATCCCCGTCGGCAGGCCATGCTGCTGTACTTTCAGGGATACCGCGTAGCCCGCATTGCTGAAATGCTGGGCGAGAAAGTTGCAACCGTTCACAGCTGGAAGAAGCGCGACAAGTGGGGCGACTATGGGCCGCTGGATCAGATGCAGCTCACTACCGCCGCGCGTTACTGCCAGCTCATTATGAAGGAGCAGAAAGAAGGGAAAGACTTCAAGGAAATTGACCTGCTGGCGCGCCAGTCAGAGCGCCACGCCCGGATCGGTAAATTCAACGATGGCGGGAACGAGGCAGACTTAAACCCCAACGTAGCCAACCGCAACAAAGGTCCGCGCCGTCAGCCTGAAAAGAACGTTTTCACCGACGAACAGATCGAGAAACTGCAGGAGGTTTTCCACGGCTCGATGTTCGCCTACCAGCGCCACTGGTATGAGGCAGGCAACCGGCACCGCATCCGCAACCTGCTCAAATCGCGCCAGATTGGGGCGACTTTTTTCTTTGCCCGGGAGGCGCTGATTGACGCCATCACCACCGGCCGCAACCAGATTTTCCTTTCCGCCAGCAAGGCGCAGGCCCACGTCTTCAAGCAGTACATCATCGACTTTGCAAAAGAGGTGGATGTGGAGCTGAAAGGCGACCCGATGACGCTCAGCAACGGCGCGTGCCTGTACTTCCTCGGCACCAACGCCCGCACGGCGCAGAGCTACCACGGCAACCTGTACCTGGATGAATATTTCTGGATTCCGAAATTCCAGGAGCTGCGTAAGGTTGCGTCCGGTATGGCCATTCACAAAAAATGGCGGCAGACCTATTTTTCCACGCCATCCAGCCTGACCCACAGCGCCTATCCATTCTGGTCCGGCGCACTGTTCAACCGGGGCCGCAACAAAGCCGACAAGGTAGATATTGACCTGACTCACGGCAGCCTGGCCCCCGGCCTCCTCTGCCCTGACGGTCAGTACCGCCAGATCGTCACCGTGGAGGATGCGGTGCGCGGCGGCTGTAACCTGTTCGACCTGGACCAGTTGCGCATGGAGTACAGCCCGGACGAGTACCAGAACCTGCTGATGTGCGAATTTATTGACGATCTGGCGTCGGTGTTCCCGCTCAGCGAGCTGCAGGCGTGCATGGTGGACAGCTGGGAGGTCTGGTCCGATTTTCAGGCGCTGGCGTTGCGCCCGTTTGGCTGGCGCGAAGTCTGGATCGGCTATGACCCGGCGAAAGGTACGCAGAACGGCGACAGCGCCGGATGCGTGGTGATGGCTCCGCCAGCCGTGCCGGGCGGCAAGTTCCGCATTCTTGAGCGGCACCAGTGGCGCGGAATGGACTTCCGCGCGCAGGCTGATGCGATCAAAAAGCTAACGCAGCAGTACAACGTGACCTATATCGGCATCGACTCGACCGGCGTCGGCCACGGCGTCTATGAAAATGTAAAATCGGTCTTCCCGGCGGTACGGGAGTTTGTCTACAACCCCAATGTCAAAAACGCCCTGGTACTCAAGGCCTACGACATTATCAGCCACCGCCGCCTGGAGTTTGACGCCGGGCACACCGACATTGCGCAGTCGTTCATGGCTAGCCGCCGTGCCACCACCGCCAGCGGCAACCGCCCCACCTACGAAGCCAGCCGCAGCGAGGAAGCCAGCCATGCTGATCTGGCCTGGGCAACGATGCACGCACTGTTTAACGAACCGCTGCAGGGCGAAGCCGCCAACATCAGTAACATTGTGGAGATTTTTTGATGGGCAAGAGGAATAAAAACCGCGCTCCTGCTAAACAGAGCGTTCAACAGAGCAGCGGCGCGACAACGGCAGAAGCATTCAGCTTTGGCGATCCGATCCCGGTACTGGACCGCCGGGAATTGCTCGATTACGTGGAGTGCGTGCAGATGGACCGCTGGTATGAGCCGCCGGTGAGTTTTGACGGGCTGGCGCGCACCTACCGCGCCGCCGTGCATCACAGCTCACCGATTGCAGTAAAACGCAACATTCTGACCAGCACCTTTATCCCGCACCCGCTGTTGAGTCAGCAGGCGTTCAGCCGGTTTGTGCAGGACTATCTGGTATTTGGTAACGCCTATCTGGAGAAACGCACCAACCGGCTCGGCGGCATTCTGTCGCTGGAGCCATCGTTAGCAAAATACACTCGCCGTGGCGTGGATCTGGATACCTACTGGTTTGTGCAGTATGGCATGAGCACGCAGCCCTACGAGTTCACCAAAGGCAGTATCTTTCACCTGATGGAGCCGGATTTAAACCAGGAGATTTACGGCCTTCCGGAATATCTGTCCGCCATCCCGTCCGCCCTGCTGAATGAGTCCGCAACCCTGTTCCGCCGGAAGTACTACATTAACGGCAGCCACGCAGGCTTCATCATGTACATGACTGACGCCGCGCAGAACCAGGAAGACGTGAACAACATCCGCCAGGCCATGAAAAGCGCCAAAGGGCCGGGCAACTTCCGCAACCTGTTTATGTACTCGCCGAACGGCAAGAAAGACGGTATTCAGATCATCCCGCTGTCAGAGGTCGCGGCAAAGGATGAGTTTCTGAACATCAAGAACGTGAGCAGAGACGACATGATGGCCGCGCACCGTGTTCCACCGCAGATGATGGGGATTATGCCGACTAATGTGGGGGGGTTTGGGGATGTTGAGAAGGCCAGCCTAGTTTTTGTACGTAACGAACTAATTCCTTTACAAAAACGCATATGCGAATTGAACGAATGGCTTGGTACGTCAATTATATCTTTCACTGAGTATTCTTTAAATATTTGATTAATCATCCCGGCACAGACATCCGTTGCCGGGATGAATAACACTTAATAATCGAAGTTGTTTTCCTCAACAGAAAATTCTATACCTCGGCTTAGATCTTTAATATTAATATCTTCTTCAACATTAGTAATGTCATCCCCTTCTATTTCGAATTCCATTGACATCTCAACTGAAAAATCTAATGTTTCAATCACAACATTTGTAGAAGTTTCCATTGGAATAACAACTTTATCTTCGCTGTCCCAATAACCATTGGTAAAGTCTGGCCCGGTGACCGTTACCTCAAATTCGACGGACACATCAAAGGTAACAATACAACTTTCACCATCAATGGAAATAATAGATGGTTCAAACTCACTAATTTCTAAAACTTTAAATTCGTCTAACTCAGAATCCTCCCATGTAGAAGAGTTGTAAGCATCCGCTTCATGTATTTTCTCTTCCAGCACTTGCCTAATTTCTTTTGAATTTGTAGAAAGATAGCGATTTATAGCCGAAGCAAGAGAATTTTCATGCGTATTGTAAATATCAAGAAACTTATCAAGAGTATCTATCTGGTAGAATCCTTCTTTCAATTCACAAAAGGACTTTAAATCCTCATCCTCAGATATAACATAAACCGCATTACCATCCAGATATTTCTCAACAGCATTTAAAGATATAGCATCAGGAAACTCGCTTTTTTTCTTTCCATCCCCGAAAGGGGGTTCTTTAGCAAAATAAGAGTTTAAGATAGTTTCAATATTAATAGAGCCTAGTGGTGCATATTCAGCGTTACAATCTTCCAGGAAATCATTAAATGCTTGCTTAGCTGAAGCATAGACACCATCAACTTCTAATGGCTGAAAAAACTGCTGCAATGGCCCACCTTCAATATTTTTAATAATTTTCGCTTTTCTTTGAATGGTTTGCACTGCTTGTAAAGCATCCTTAATGGAATCATCTATTTTGCTTTTCACTTCTCTTTCTACGACAGAAGTAGTTATTAATATCAACTCCCCTCTTGTGCATAATTCATAAAATGCCTCAAAAGCGGCCCCTTCAAAATGTAACCCTGCCTTTACATAGCATTGAGTATCAATAAACACTTTGTTTGTCTGAAGCATAAAGATCCTTAATAAATGAAAGTAATTTTTTAAATAAGAGACTATGCATTTACAAATAATAATTTATACGAAGCTGGCGTATTTTACTTATTTATTTTCACGTTCGAGGTCCCAGACTGAGTACCAAGATATGTAGTAGCGTAAAACACCGTTTAAGCACACCGCGCGCGCTCGTATCCCCGCCACGCCTGCCCGCTTTAGGGAATGGTTTTCATGCAGGAGCATGATACAAGCAAAAGCCCGCCAGACCTGGCGGGCTTATACTTAAACGATCCTAACACGCTCATGCGATTTAATGCACTGTGGGGCAACTGACGTCATCATTTTTCTGTTCATCCTCTCGGAAATTGATAGTGTTTATAACCACAGATGGTTTTCTGCATGTCTCGAAAGCAGTTACCATTTCGGGTAGTTTTTTTGAAACTCCTCACACCACTTCCTTAGAGTTGACGAACGTCTTATTGCGGTATTTTCGCTAAGGGAAGGACAATTTTCCCTCAAGAAATCAGCAGCCGTTTCTGGATTTACTCCCATTAAATTTTCGGCATGTGACCATAATACCCAAGCCCATCCACAATAACTAGCTTCGAAACACTTAGCTAAAATTGTTAATCTTCTTTCATCACTAGCTTCTGCCACCTGTTGACCAACAGCGGTCATAGTGCCATTACTTTCAAAGAGTCCCAACAATCGCGTAGCATGTTTATAATATGCCACATGCCTTTGCTCAGTATTTAAATTCGCTGGGGTTATTTCTTTCCCCTCCCAAGACAACTTAACCAATAAAAAAATCTTATTAATATCATTAGCCTGAGGAACTTGATAACTAGTAATGTATTGAGAAGCAACTCTAGTCAATTGTGGAAGATAGAAAGCAGCATCTGCTTTACTAATACGTATAACAGTTTCTTGCGTTGTATTATCCTTAACTTCGAAATTACTACTTTCTTGTAGAACACTGTTCAAAAGAGCAACAAACGCTCTAATATCAATTTCTTTTTTTTGCATGAAAGAGTGAATTTCTTCTCTCCTATGCATTTTTGTAACCAATTCGCCAAACACCTCATTAAACTCATTCATGTGCTCAGCAGAGAAAGATAGAATAAATGAACCGGGCCTTGCCGATATTGGCTCAATCCCACCGCTTTTTATATTTATCGAATCCAAAAATGATTTATATAATGAGCTAAGATTATCAAAAATTTTAGTAACCTGATCTAATCTTGGGCTAGAATCCTTTACTGTTTTTGAAATTCTTACTTCGTGCGTTGCAATTATCATCTGTGATTCATTGCTTGCTCTTAAGCCCGCAGGAGTAACTTCAGAAATAAACAGCCCTTCGCGAGGTAGCTTATATTTTTCTAGATCACTCTTGGTCAGAGATGCCCATTTCTCAACATACGTATCAAATATCACATCGAGTTTGAAAAAGTTAGGCTGCTCTTGCTTAAGGAGCAAATCTCTAATATCAATATCTCTGTTTTCAAATCGATTCAAGCGCAGGCGAGAAATGGGTATTATTAACCAACCTTCGTATGATTCTGTTTCTTCTAACCAGTAAGCAACAAAGCATGAGCCAACTTCATTTTCCAAAGAAAAAAGTCTCGGTTGCTCATAGAACTCATAAACATTAAGCATGGTAAGAGTTCCAAGGGCGGGGCTTTTTGTAAATATGCTATCCATATAGAACCTTATGCAAAATGATTGTGAATTCCACAATCAACCTTTAGCCACATCGTATAATGAGATGGACCTCTGGTTTTTTTCATTTTTCCCATGAAGCCCTTTAACTCACCTTGTGCTACTAATCTATCACCAAGTGTGTTGGGAAATTTTTCTTTGACGTCAGCTGCCGCCATATGCGTGTCGAAAAATGACGCGCCAAAAACATTCATTTTATCATCGGCGCTAAGCCGTGGACTAAGATGACGAGTAGGAAACTCTTCGTGAGTACTTGCGAAACAGCCACGCTGAGGCGGCAGCACTTTAACTAAGCGGTAAAAAACACCTTGCGTATCGACTGCGTCGAGGGGAGGAACCCCTGGCGGATAATAGTCCGGCCAACGTAGCGGAGTTTGCTTAGTTTGTACAGGTTTAGCCATATCCTCAATCCTTAGCTGCTAGCATGCTCTGCGCTCAGAGCCGAAATAAGATGTCTCTGAATTTAGCAAAATTTTGTATAACAAAATATCTGTTCAAATATACACCTAATTCCCCAGCATCATTAAGCTTAGAACCTAGCATGCGTATGTTCATGGTTACGAATTTTAGCCATTAGCTCATCAGTCAGCTCAGAAACCCACTGGATAGCCAGCCGCTTTTCTTCTTCGCTGCACTCACTTGCTGCTACCAGTTTGATGAAAAAATCAATGCGTTGAAGTTTCATTGACTCCAAAAGATAATCCTGCATTTCCCCTCCTATTACGGCCACTTACGCAAATTAACTGTATATATATCCACTGTTTATACATACAGTATAGTACCGATTTCAAAATGTAAAACGGTTTTTAAACCTCTATAACAAAGCCCTGATATGGGTCAAAAACATTAAAATATATCCTTACCGTCAGTAATACTGACGCCATTTGTCATCTTCTCGTAGACGCTCGTTTCGGTAAAAGACTCGCAACCCGCCACCTGACGGAAGGCTACCACCGCGTAAAAGCAGATTTATTTCATACTCGCTGCCATCGAACCCACGGGACTGCAGTTCATACTCAAGCTGCAGGCGCTGCTGATCCGATATGCTCTGTTTGTATTCCTTTTTCCGCTTCGGTTTAACGATTCTCAGCCTGGCGGTCAGATCACGGCGTTCTTTACGCCCCATGCTGTGCAGGTACTCATGTAGCGCCTTGTCATTCATGGAGTGAATATCGATAACCCCCTCTCCTGTTTGGTTCAAATATTCAACAGGGGGACAGTTATTGCCACGAGTCCAAGGGGCGCTAGCGCCCTGGTCGGCTACCGCCTCCTGAAGGTCAACGGCTTTACGAACCATTTTCCACTTCACTGCATGAGTGCAGATCCGGCCCTCAATGATTGGGGACCAGATGCCATAAATACGAACACCGTGATCGCCGTATGCGCTCGGCTCGTCGTTCAGCTCATAAGCAGTTCTGACAAGGTGATGTTTGCGGGGAACCAGGACGCCGCCCTGCTTCATAATGTATGTGGCAAAACAGCCAGCATCAGCTGCAGCCAGTACCGCATCCAGACGCGGGTTTTCCAGTACCGGCGCGCCAGCTTTCTTGTCGCCCTGCACTCTGGCAGCCTGACCGGCCAGCAAGCGCAACTCGCGGTATGCCTGACGGCCAGGGATGCCAAAGAAGCGGAATTGCTGAACACGGTGCAGCGATGCCCAGGCGTTTACGTTCTCAGCGTTATCGCGCAGTGATCTGCCCGTTTCTTTACTGATTTCCTGCGCCAGCCCGCGCCCGTCGATATTCTTGCTGATGTATTTAGCGATGTAACTTGTAGGCGTGCCCTTACGCGGGTTGATAAGCTCAGACTTGAAGCGCGGCCCGGTATTGGTGCCCAGCTCCTCCCGGTCCTCACGAATGGCGAATTTACGCAGCAGCGCGGTGATGGATTTACGGTCTTTTTTTCGCATGAAGCACAGCAGGTGCCAGTGTACGGTGCCGTCATGGTGCGGTTCTGCAACGCGGACGCCATACCAGCGCAGCCCGGCTTTGTGCATTGCCTTACGGAAAGCAGCAAACATGTTTACCAGGTAATCGCTGCTCTGCCGGACCGTCGCGCTGTTCCATTTCGGGTTTGGCCTGCCGTTGTTGAGGGTTGCGTGGAAGCGTGACGGGCAAGTGATGGTATAAAACACCGCGCACTCCCCGCGCATTTCTGCAATTAGTTCCAGTCCCTTAACGCAGGCCATCATTTCATTGCGGCGGTGCGCCGGATTGCTGCTGCTGGCGTTTACCACTTCTTCCATATCCAGCGTGTCACCGTCAGCGTTAACCAGCTCATGAGATCGGAAAAACTCCAGCGATTTGCGGCGCTGTTCACGTTTGTGGATCACGGCTTCATAGCTGACATACGGGGACGCCTTTTTGTTAACCAGGCAAACAGCACGTAGCTGCTCTTCCCGCCATTCACACCGCATCTGCCACAGCTTGCGATACCACCAGTCCGCACAAACCATACGGGCAAGTGAACCCGGAATAAGCTCATACGGGACCGGGTTACGGCGGTTCTTTTTACGGCGAAGCTGTTCAAATGCAGGTGGGATAACATCAAGGCGCATAGCTTCAGCGGCGACCCTTTCCCATGACCGGCGGATCTCTTCCGGCATAACGTCTTCATCAGTAAACAGCTCACTGCAGGCCGCATCCAGACACATGCTCATGTGCGCAGCTACCAGGGTAGACAAGCGCTTAACCTGCTCCTGATTCATTTCTGGCAGAACCAGCAAGCCCTCCATTCCGTCCTGGCTCGCCATAAAACGGAAGGAGGCAGAAACCTGGCTAATGCGCACTTGCTCCAGCCGCTCAAGGCACGGCCTGATGGTTTCCCGCAGGTATCGGGAATATGCCTTTGGTTTGCCCAGGCTCTGGAAATATTTAATCCTTTCGAGCAGTGGCTTGCTGATATGCGCCGGTTGGGCGCTCACGTCAGCAATAATGACCAGATCGGGATTGAATTGCTGCTGTTCGCGGGCCATTTTGGCGCGACTGATCAGCTGGTCCTGCTCCATTTCGCGCTGAACAGGATCACGGGATTCATTATAAAAATAGTGTTCCCAAACCTTATCGCTCAATGCCTCGCGGCGCAGCTGCTCCTGCTCGTTGTCCTCAGCGTAGAGAGCGATCAGGTTTGAAAGCTCAGACTCCGGCGCTACTTCCGCCGGGTCCAAGTAGGGGTTAAGTGCTTTTTTCGGGCCGTTCCATGGGAAAGCCACAGCGGCCACGGTCGGGCCGTCTTTGTCTTTTATTAATTCAGGCATCAGTGACTGGCTCCGAAGCTTACACCGCGCCTCGGGTGTAATGCTTCCCTTTCAGCTCAACGATTTCCTGGCATGTTACGCAGCACTGCACGCCCGGAATTGCACGGCGGCGCGCTGGAGGGATCAGAGCATCGCATTCGATGCAAAGCACACGGGAAACGCCCGGCGCTCTGTTGCGGGCGGTGTGAATGTGGCGCTGAAGTTCTTCTTCAACGCGCTGCTGTACGAGGTCTATAGAGTCAGCCATTAGTGCAGCTCCTGAGATTCGTTTTCATAGCGGGTTGCTTCGCGGCGCAGCAGTTCAGCCGCTTCAATACCGTTTAACCCTTTGTTGGTGATATGGGTTGCCAGCGCCTCAAGACGGATTGAAACGGCGAGTGCGCGTCCTTTGCGCTCCTCACGTTTGGCAATATCGATCACCGCCATAAGCTGGTCAGTTTCTGGTACAAATATTTTTGGTAATTCGTTTTGCATTGTTCTTTCTCCTAAATTGGGGCAAAGGAATGCCCGGCGGGTTTACGCCATTAATTTCTGTTATGGGTTAATTCGGCATGGTTAGCCGTTTGGGAAATAAGCTCACCACTGCACGAAAATGATTCATTGCTTTAACCAGTTCCCGCTTTTCGTCAGTAGTCAGATCACTAATATTGACGCCGTGACGTTCTGCCGGAATTTTTGCCATAAAAAATATGGCTGCCAGTGCCCGCTCATTTTGTTTATGGTTTATATCGCGACGGTCACGCATATTTTTAATGAACCTTTCAAGCTCTGGCTCAATATTCAGACCAAACACATTCGCCCTTAATTCCGCTATTCGGTTCAGCCCTTCCATACGTTGACCCGGGCTTAATGGAACAGTCGCCGCAGCGCCTTCAATAGCCATGGTTTCCCCCGTTTGGTAGTGGTCAGCCCTGCCAGCAGTTCATCTTGAGAGCGGGACGGGTGCCAGCGCTTGCCATCTTTCCCGATAATCCAGCCATGGCCGCAGTGCATACCCTGGCTTTGTTTAACTAAAAGCGATGCGAATGACGGTTCTTTAGTCAGCATAATCACCTCAGATGATGCCGAACGAAGCGCCAAGCCCCGTTACGGTGTCCACCGCACTTGCCATCGCGGGGTTGGCCTGCAGGCGGGCCTGCATGGATACGGCAGCCAGTGCCATCAGGCGAGTCACTGAGTTAATGCTGCTGATCACATCTCGGCGTCCGGCAGTAGTTTTCACATCGCCAGTAACGGCACCGGCAGCAACGCGCCCTATCTCAGCGGTGGCGCTCATGACGTAGTGCGGCAGCTTCTCTTTTGCCACTTCGTTCATCGGTACGCATGGCAGGCAGTGAATCTGTGCCAGGAAGCCGTCAACCAGGGTGGAGTCCTCAGTGAGATCGGTAAGCAGCCAGATTTCAGGCGGTGTGAGCTGATGCGGCTGGTCCGGGTTCAGCTTGTTGCGCAGCGTCTGGACATTCATTCCCGCGCGTTCTGCTAGCTTCGCCATGTTGTGACGCAGTGCGAAAGCCCGGCAGGCCTCTTCAAAGTGTGGATGTTTGGAAATCTTATAATCAAACATGTGAGCCCCTTAAAAAGTTCTCATAATCGAACTTACTGACCAACAATGACGCGGAAGTTGGAATGTCCAAGAGACTCACGGACCTGATCGGTTTTGTACATTAAGTAACGCAGGCTTACGCGGCCTTTGTTTTTCTCCTTTTTAACCATGTACTTAGCAAGCTGACCATGGTGAATTTTTTGGTATACAGAGCCACGGGAAATACCTTCCCACTCCGCGAACTCTGCAGGCGTAGCCATCTCTTTGGGTACTCGAATTGAAATATCTGTGCTCATAGTGCAGTATCTCTTAGTTTTAGTGCGTTTTATGATGTTCAACCCCAACTTCCAAACTCTCACTTTAGAAGTTGGACATAAATTACGATCCCGATATTAGATTGTCAAATGGAGAGTTCAACTTGAAGATTAGCAGCGGTGCAAATACGGGAGGTAAGGAAGCCATCAAAAGGTTAATGACTGCCTATGGTTTCAATACTCAGATTGCTTTAGTTGAACACCTGCAAGCTTCTAAAAGCACTATGGCAAACAGGCTCTTACGTGACAGTTTCCCTGCTGACTGGGTTATTCAATGCGCTCTTGAAACAGGCATTTCTTTGCTCTGGTTAACAACAGGGCAAGGAGAAATGTACCCTCAGACAGACGAAAAAAATAAGTCCAAAAACGAGAGTCAGCCCACAGTACGTCCTCTTTCTAAGATTGTCGTCCCGCCAGTGAAACAGGTGACGATAGAGGGCGGCACTTTTGATGAACTGGAGGATATTTATCTTGATCAGGGGCTGATTTCAGGTAAAGCAGAAGACTGTTTGTACGTAAAAACGACTGAAGGGGATTACGTTGTCGATACCTCTGCAAAACAGCTCAGTAACGGAATCTGGCTTATCGATATTGATGGTATGAAAAATATCGTGAAGATTGCCCGAATCCCTGGGAACAAAATTATTGTCCATCAAGATGACACCTCTTTTGAATGCTCTGTCGACGACGTTGAGGTAATTGGCCGCGCAGTAAAAGTCATTAAGAGCATCTAACTATGACGATCAGAAAGCAGCCGAACGGAAAATGGTTGTGCGAGTGTTACCCGAACGGGCGTGACGGCAAGCGCGTGCGCAAGCAATTTGCGACGAAGGGCGAGGCTGTAGCATTCGAAACCTTCACCATGGATGAAGTGAACAAAAAGCCGTGGCTGGGTGAAAAGGAAGATCGGCGGCGTTTGTCAGAATTGATTGAGCAGTGGCACTCCCTTTACGGCCAGACGCTCGCAGACCCCAAGCGCCTAATGGCGAAACTAAATATTATCTGCAATGGCCTGGGCGATCCCGTCGCCTCTGAGTTAACCGCCGGTGACTTTACAAAATATCGCGAAGCACGATTAAAAGGTGAGGTACGTAACGAAGACGGCGCGCTGATGTCGCCAGTAAAACCTCGCACGGTAAACCTGGAACAGCGTAACTTATCATCCGTTTTTGGCACCCTGAAAAAGCTGGGCCACTGGTCAGCGCCTAACCCGCTCGCCGGGCTACCAACATTCAAAATCGCAGAGGGGGAACTGGCGTTCCTTGCCCAAGACGAAATTAAACGCCTGCTTGATGCCTGCGCTGAGTCTCAAAGCCCCAGCCTGTTAATGATCGCAAAGGTATGCCTGGCCACCGGCGCGCGGTGGAGTGAAGCCGAAAACCTGCAGGGCCATCAGTTATCTAAATACCGAATCACCTATACCAAAACCAAAGGCAAGAAAAACCGAACCGTACCGATATCTCAGGATCTGTATGACGAGCTGCCCAAAAACAGAGGTAAGCTATTCACACCCTGCAGAAAAGCTTTTGAGCGCGCAGTAAAAAGAGCGGGTATCGACTTGCCAGAAGGACAATGCACACATGTGCTGCGCCATACTTTCGCCAGTCATTTCATGATGAACGGCGGAAACATACTGGTACTACGCGATATTCTTGGTCACTCGGATATAAAAATGACGATGGTTTATGCTCATTTTGCACCTGATCATCTTGAAGATGCAGTGACAAAGAATCCACTGTATTCATTAAATTATTCGCAAGGATAAAACATGGAAAGAGAAAGTTTATCAGATAATTTAAATGGAATATTTTCAATTGTAGTCAATGAGGAAAATTTACGCTTACCATTTACAGTAGAATCAGATATCATTAGTGACTTTAAAGAAAAATGCCAAATCTATTTTAATCTTTTGAATGACTATACGGATAATAATGACACCGAATTATCCAAAAGAATTAGTAGGCGTCTAGAAAAAATCGGTGAAATTTATTTCGGCATAGTAGATACTTTATCGGAGTTTCTATCGGGCGACATAAAATCGGCTTATGATATTTTTGATAGAACATTTTCTGACAGTGCTACATCACGCTATATTCACCACATATCTACTCCGCTCAACAAAATATGCAACAAGTCCAAACCTCTTTTTCGGGTCAGGAAGTCTGATTCTTCAATAAAAGATAGAAAAGAGATGTTTCACATCCCTTTTTCTATGCGGCATCTAGTCAATGCGCAAAGATATTCTGTTGCAGGTTTACCCTGCTTGTACCTAGGTTCTTCTTTATATGTCTGCTGGCTGGAAATGGATAAACCAGATTTTGACAAATTATATATTTCATCTTACTCATCTGATGAAGAGGATTCTAAAATATTGGATTTCACTGCTGAAATTCTCTATTCACGTTTTTATGGCATAGTTGAAGATGATAAAATGCCATATCTTACAAAAATGTCATATATTTGTTTAATGCCATTGATTTATGCCTGTAATTTTAGAAAAAAAAATAACAGCACATCATTTACTCAAGAGTACATTATCCCAAACTTGTTAATGCAATGGATCAGTCGACGGAGCAAATCAAACATTGTTGGCATCGCTTACAGATCTACGAAAATGGTTAAGACAAACGATGGGGAAAAGTCAATCAACGTTGTTCTTCCTCCAAAAGTTACGTACCAACAAACAATCTCAAAGGATTTTTGTCCCAAATTAATTAAAATGTTTAAGCTCACTCCTCCTGTATCATGGCAGGTATTAAAAACATTGGATTACACAAGCGAGCCAGATGAAAGAGATAGAGTAAAGTCGGCATCAAGGTTTTTGAGGCGCACTGAACGCCTATCAGGGCTCAAGAATTTTGACGATAGTATTCTTCATCTCTACCCTCTCACGGACTTCTACAAACTTGAGAAGTGCATGGATAACTTACTTGAGTACGACTTCATTAAAGATAAGAAATAATGGCGGCATTTTGGCGACACAGTATTAAAATTCCATAATACGAACAAAAACTAGATAACAATAACACTCTGTTTTAATTGATAAAACACTGTTTTTCCTAAAGTAATAATGCTCTGTAGCAATTTCGG